AAGGGACAGGTGCCAAAGATCGATTTCTCGTTCGAGGCACTGTTCAACGACCTGGCGGCCGGCGTGGCGGTACCAGCCGTAACCACGACCGCCTGGAAGACCGAAGAAGCGGTCAACTCGGTCAATACCGGCCCGCTGTCCATCAACGGCGTTGACACAGCGTTCACCAGCTTCGAGGTCGACATCGCCCAGAAGCTCAACCGGCGCGACCTGCCTGGTCCTCAGCTGGAAATCACCATCGGCGATCGCGCGCCAAGCTCCACGGCAACCATCCTGGCTCCCGCCCTGGGAACCCTGGACCCCGTCGCCCTGGTCAAGGCCGGCACCGTGATCGCAGTCAGCGTTACCCACGGCAGCGCCGCTGGCAAGAAGTGCAAGATCGACCTGAACGCCAAGATCATCGATGCGAAGCAGACCTCCATCGACGGCGACATGGGGTGGAACTTGTCCTTCCAGCCGGTCCCTGTCTCGGGTGACGACGAAGTTGTCGTCACCTTCCTGTAACACCTGGTGGGCGGCGCGCCCGCCCACCAGCGCAACGCAGTACCCAACCACCTATCTTTAACGCAAAGGAAACACCATGTTCGTTATGGCCGTCACCGAAACCTTCAAGACCCCTGTTGTCGTCGAGATGATCAATGAAGCGGGACACAAGAAGCCCCACAGCTTCAAGGCGATCTGGCGCCGTCCGCCGCAAAGCGAGATCGACGCGCTGTTCGAGCGCACCAAGCACGAGGAAGTCCCTGATCAAGAGATCATCAACACGTATCTGCGCGGCTGGGAGGATGTGAAGGACCAGAGCAACAATCCCGTCGAGTTTAACGCCGACAACTTGGCGGCCCTCTTGGAGATCAACCCAACTCGCAAATGCCTGGCGCGGGCATTCTTCGATGCCATCGCTGGCAGCGGTCTGCCAACAAAAAACTAGAAGGGGCCGCTGCGTTTTGGGGGCGCGCAGCGGCTGGCGATCGGCGCCATGAGCATGACGCCGAAGACCTGGAACAACTGGAGGAAGACAGGGCAGTACTCGGCGTGAAGTTGGATGGCGCCGAGCCTCCTTCCGAAGAGGAGAACCAGGAAGGCGACGTATACCCGGTGTGGAGGGAAAACTGGCCGACCTTGCTCTTCTTCCTCCGCCTCCATAGCCAGTGGCATACGCACTCGGCGCCCGACGGTGAAGTGATCCGCACCGGAATCATGCGGGACGGGATCGAGTTTGAACTGCGTCACACCTTGGGCATTGGCCGGCGACAGCATCCGGCGCTGATGCGCGACATCCGAGTGATGGAAGCAGCAGCACTGCAGGCCATGAATGAGGTGCGAAGCGCCAAGCGCGAACGGCGTGAACAAGAAGCGGAGCGCAGGCGCGCTTCTTCGGCGGGAAGGTAGGCAGAAAGGGTGATAGATGTCTGGCAGCGTTGAGTACGGCATTCGGATAAAGATCGATGGCAATCGCGCATCGGCCGAGGCCATCCGCCAGGTAAAAACCGAAACGGCAGAGCTGTCGGAGTCGGCAAAGCAAGCCGGTAAGAATACCTCGGAGGCCATGCAACTGGTCTCCTCCACCGCCAAAAGCACCGCACAAGCCGTTAAATCGGCATCGAAAGAAAGCGCCGCAGCCTTCCGGGACACGCAGGAGGCGGCGGCGGCCGCCGCCAAAGCTGGTCGTTCGGCCAGCGAATCCTTATCCATCAAGGTCAATCCGAAACCGCTCGAAGACGCCGCCAAGAACTTCAAGCAAACTGAACTCAGTGCCAGGCAGATGTCTGCGGCAATGCGCAATGTTCCTGCGCAGATGACGGACATCATCACCTCGCTGCAGGCCGGCCAGGCGCCGATGACGGTCCTGCTGCAGCAGGGTGGCCAACTGAAGGACATGTTCGGGGGCGTCAGCGCCGCAGCGCGCGCCCTGGGAGGCTACGTCCTCAGTTTGGTCACGCCTTTAACGGTCGCCGCTGCGGCTGCCGCTGTCCTGACCTTTGGCTACTATAAGGGCACTCAAGAAGCGACGGCCTACAGCAATGCCATCCTCATGACCGGCAACGCGGCTGGGGTCTCCAGCGGTCAGCTGGCGATGATGGCCGGCCAGGTGGCCGCATCGGCAAACACGACAAAAGGCGCCGCAGCTGAGATCCTGGTTGCACTGACCGCTACTGGTCGTGTCGGCGAGGAGAACCTGGCCCGCTTCGCCGGTGCCGCTGAGGAGGCGCAGCGCCGACTGAATCTCGGTGTCGATACGACGGTCGAGGCGTTCGCCAACCTTGGTAAATCTCCCCTGGAAACCTCCAGGAAGCTGAACGATCAGTATCGCTACCTTACCGCATCCGTCTACGATCAAATCGTCGCCCTGGAGCAGCAAGGGCGAGTCCAGGAGGCGGCCAACATCGCCCAGAACGCCTTCTATGAGGCGATCAGCTCACGTGCTGGGGAGGCCGAGCAGAACCTTGGCACCATTGAGCGACTCTGGTCAAAGATCAAGGGTGCAGTGTCAAGTGCGGGCGATGCAATTAAGGGCATCGGTCGTGCGGATCCGCTCGAAGCCCAACTGGCCACGATCGAGGCCAAGATCGCGGCGAACAAAACTTCGCTCTTCCGGGCCACTCCCGAGGCGAGGAATCGCCTCCAGGAATGGATGGATGAGAAGGCAGTCCTGGAATCCCAGATCGCCCTGGAAAGGCAGTCGGTGGCCAACCAGGCGGAAGCCGCGCGTTTGGCCGAAGCCACCACGAAGTGGACCGATCTGCGCAATCAACATCTGTCGAAAACTCAGCAGATGGAGAACGAGATCGCCAAAGCCACGAACATGGCCAAGGCGGCAGGGATCAGCGTCGACGACGAATCATTCAAGCAGGTCATCGCCTCGGTCCGTCAAAAGTACGTCGAAGTCAACAAGACGTCGACCGCCGCGCTTGAGGCCGGCCGTGCGCTGCAGAAGCAGGTATTCAGCCAAAGTCTGGCCGACTTGGAAAGCAGCCACCGCCAGCGTCGTGTCTCGGAGCAGCAATACATAACTGCTAAGCGGGACCTGCAGGTGAAGGATCTCGACAACGAGATCGCATACACCAAGCGCTTGGCGACGCTGGCCAGCGGCAAAGACCAACTCGACGAGCGCACCAAGCTACTTGGCCAGGTCAAGGTGCTGGAAGCCCAGCGTGCGGCCGCGATTCGCCAAGCCGAGAGCGCGATTCAGGAATCTGCGGCCGCCAGCACCAAATTGGTCATCGACCAGTCGAAGGCCTGGGCCAACGCGGCGAAGAACGAGTCTGAGCAGCTGCAGATCGAAGTGAGCCTCTTCGGCCAAAGCGCCCAGGCCCGCGCGATCGCCGTCGCCCAGGCCCGCGTCGACGTCGAGGTGCGCCAGCTGATCGCGGCCGCGCAAGCCAAAGGCCAGCCGCTGACGCAGAAAGACATCGAGCAGCTCACCGCTGAGGCCGAGGCGCGCAAGAGGAACATCGCCACGATCGAAAGCCAGCGGCAGGCCATGGCAGGCGCCGAGCAGCTGCGCCAGGAGAACCGCCGATTCGCGGCCGAGTCGATCCTGGACGAAACGCAGCGGGCCGCTGCCCTCCTGGAGATCGACGCTGACATGTGGCGTGAACGCATCCGCATGGCCGGCGAAGGCACTGAGGCGCAGCGCCTTCTACAGGAAGAGTTCGACCAGTGGTATGCCAACCGCAAGATGGCGCCGGTCGTCGATAAGTGGAAAGGCATCGTCAGCAGCCTGGATAGCACGTTCCGCGACGGATTCCGCAACATGCTGGAGAGTGGTACCGACGCGTGGAAGTCGTTTGCCAAGTCAATTGGCAACACCCTGAAAACCACAATCGCCGATGCGCTGTACCAGGCGTTCGCAAAGAAGTATGTCGTCCAGTTCGCAGAGGGGCTGGCGGGCATGGGCTCAGGCTCCGGGTCGATCGCCAACCTGTTCAGCAGCGGATCTGGCGCCAGTGCCAGTGGCGGCTTCGGCAGCATGGCCAACCTGATGTCGATCGGCAAAGCCATCTACCAGGGGTTTGCGGGCGGCCTGTCCGGTGGGATCGGCAGCTTCGTTTCCGGTTTCGGTAACCTGGTCGGCTCCCAGGGCATCTCCGCCTTCGGCACAGGGATGGGCTTGACCGGTAGCCAAGCAGCCACTGCCGCCTCGGCCTACGGCGCGGCCGGCAATACGACCGTCGCTGGCGGCTTGACCGCTGGTTCGAGCGCAGGTGCGTATGCTATCCCGATCGCCGGCTGGATCGCTGCCGGCATGACCGTGGCCAACAACCTGTACAAGCAGGGTTGGGACATGTACAACGGGTCCGTTAAAGACCCGTTGCACCTGGGCAGCGGTATCAAGGCATTCGACGGCCTGCTGCGTGGCATCGGGCTGAGCAACACGGCCGCCAACATCTTCTCCGGTCAGTCCACGTTTGCCGCCCTGTTCGGCCGGAAAAATCCACAGGTTGAAGCGTTCGGCATTGAGGGCGGATTCAGCGCTGACGGCTTCTCCGGTACGTCGTATCAGAACATCCTGGAAAAAGGTGGTCTGTTCCGAAGCGACAAGCGCTATGTCAACTCCGCGGCCGTTGATGCCGCGACGGACGGTGCCTTCGACGAAACGATCAAATCGATGCTCGTCGCGGTCAAAGGTTTCGGCGCCGCCCTCGGTATTGAGACCGCCGCGATCGACAGCTACTCCAAGCAGATCAAGCTGACTTTAACGAAGGACGAGGAGCAGAACAAGAAGCTGATCGCCGAAATGTTCGGAGGCATTGGCAACGAGTTGTCGACGCTGCTTGTCCCGTCGATCGCCAGCTTGAGCAAAGCCGGCGAGGATGCAAGCGCAACACTTCAACGCGTCGCCATCAATTACCAGGCTCTGGATGAAGCCCTGAAGTCGGTCGGCATGCAATTCGGCGCCGTCGGCGTTGATTCGCTTGCGGCTCGAGAACGCCTGATTGACGCGAGCGGCGGCATGCAGGTGCTGTCCCAGAACGTCGCCAGCTTTGCACAGCACTTCATGACCGAAGCCGAGCGCCTCGCGCCCGTACAAGCCTATGTGGCTTCGGAAATGGCCCGCCTGGGCATGGCCTCAGTCGACACGGCTGAAGAGTTCAAGGCGGCGGTTCTGGATCTGCAGAACGGTGGGAAGCTGGCGACCGAAGAAGGCG